TTTTCTTGGCGATTCCCTAGATCAACAAACTAACGCAGCCAGGGCGGCTGCTGGTGAATTTGATTCCTATAACGGATCTGCTAAACAAGCTTCTGTTGCTGCTAGAGCATCTGCCTATGCGGCTAGAGATGCTGCTAAAGAAGCAAACAAGTTTGAATCTGCACTAAAGGGCATTGCTACTGGCTCTACGAATGCAGAAGGAAAACTCAATGGACTTGCTGGTGTATTCCAGCGAATAGATGATGAAATTGAAAAGAGCAAAGCCAAGACAAAGATGGAGGAGCTTGGCCTAAGCGCTGCCTTTATTGAAGAAGCTTTAACCAGACCAAACTGGAAAGAGATTTTTGAAGTTATCTCTACCTATGCGAAGCTAGCGGCAATAGATGTAGCAAAGATTGGCAATGCGGTAGCTGTAACAACTTTGCTTGGAGAAAAAGCCGCTTTAGAAAAACGCCTAAATGAGCTATTTGCAGCAACAGATCCAAAGACAACTGGAACAAAGACAGGCAAGAGTTTCTTTGAGGGATTAAATGAGGAAGTAGCAAAGCAGGCTGCTGCAAGCAAGCTCAGGTCTATGAAGGCCAGCGAAGGACTTATTCAGGCAATTCTTGGGGCAGATAAATGGGAAGAAACCTATAAGCGAATTATTGCTACAGGCCCCTCTGGTTTACGAAAATTACAAGAACAGTTCAACAAAACTGCTGATGGCATAAAGGAAGCCGCTGAAGCAGCTAAAGAATTTGCAGATGCAAATAAAGCAGCTAGAGATGCAGCCATAGAAGCAATTGAATCAAATGTCAAGTCTCTAAAGAGTGCAGCAAAAGAAGCCGCAGATGCCCTTGCAGATGTCAAAGCTAGGGCTGAGGACTTTAGGCGCTGGTCATTAGACAATCTAACAAACATTCGAATACTGCCCGACTTTGAGCGCGAGCTAGGACGATTTGAAGAAGCAATTGTTTCCACAATTTCTGGAATTCAGTCAGAACTAACATCTGCCGTCCGCAGCGGACTTATTACAGATGCCAGCTTCCGCAGTCTAAGCGCATGGGTCAATACTGAATCAAAGGCACTGCAAGAAATTGCCAAGCGCCGTGATGATCTAGCTAATAGGGCAGCCCTATCTGAATCGCTAATCAAGGAATATCAGGGCGCCCTAACCAGTGCATTGAAGCTCACAAGCTTGTTCAGCAGGCTAAAGAACGAAACCGAAAAGGTCACAATCACTGAGGTTTCCGAGGGCGTTATCAAGCTTGGAAGCACGCTCAAGGAATTCGGCGTAACAGTCACCAGGACTTACGAAAAGACCATTGAGCAAACGACCAGCAAGTCAGCAGCTCTAGTCGAAGAATTCAAGACAATGACTCAGAAGGCTCGCGACTTCGCAGCCAACCTGGTCAAGCTACGGGACATGGGTCTAGACCCAATGCTGTTCTCGGATCTAGTCCAGGCTGGTGTTGAGGCTGGTGGTGAGACTGCTCAAGCTCTGGTTGAAGGTGGCTCTGAGACTATTGGTGAAATCAACAGCCTGTTTAGTGAAATAAACAAGCTGGGTGCTGAACTGGGCTTGGATGTTGGTCAGACAATGTATGACGCAGGTCGGGACATGACATTCGGTCTGATAGACGGAATTCGGTCAGAACAACAGCAGCTTTATGACCAAGCCATTGCAATGGCTAAGACCTTTAGCGAGACTTTCAAGAACAGCCTAAACATTGCAATTGACATTCCTATTAGAGCTGCTGAGCAAGTTCTAAAGGAAGCTGAAAGCGCTGTAGCTAAAGCGCAGACTGCTGACATCGCTTCAGTCATGCAGATTCAAAAGCTAATTGATGGCGCAACTGCCGCAATGGATGTCGTCAAGGGCGAAGCTGCTCGCATCGGTATCTTGTTCAAGCGTAATGTTTTTGAGGCAATCAAGACTGATTTGCTTTCGGGTATGCGCTTTGACCTAGGTGGCATTGTTTCGGGTCTATCATCTGCTGAGCTGATTCCTAGGGCTGGGGCTTTGGGAAGCCCAGGAGTAAATAACTACTTTGAGTTGGTTGTCAACGCTGGTCTAGGCGCAGACGGCACTCAGATTGGTCAGCAGATAGTAAATGAAATCCTGAAATACGAACGCTCATCTGGAACGGTATTTGCTAGGTCAGGAAGCTAATGGCCCAGAACTACACGGTTGAAATAGGCTTTGACCTAACCAACGCCGAAAATACACAATTTCTTGAGCTTGACGATCCAGTCAAGGGATTGCTTGAATCGCCTGATTATGTATTGGGTGGAGCGCTGTTTTTTGATGTCACAGATGACATTGTTGACTTCAGCGTAAATCGCGGTAAAAACAGGCAGCTTGATAGATACGGCGCTGGTAATGCTTCTATCACTTTGAACAATGAAGATAGGCGATACGACCCTCTATACGCCGATGGTCCGTATTTCGGTCAGATTATTCCTAGACGAGCTGTTCGCGTAAGCGTAGATGGCACAAGAATCTATACGGGAAGTATTGATGACTGGGATTTGAGCTATGAGGTTTCAGGTCGCTCGCAGGCTATGGCTGTCTGTTCAGATAATACTTATTTGCTTGCTAATCAGTCAATAGGTTCAGCTACTAACACGACTCAATACCCAGGTCCGCGTATCAACACCATTCTAAATAAAGCAGAAATCAATTGGCCCGCCGAAATTAGAACACTAGACACTGGTGAAACCCTTCTACAAGCAGACACAATCAGCGAGGGAACTAACGCCCTTAGTTACATTCAGCAGGTAGCTCAAAGCGAGCCTGGATTCTTTTTTGTAAACCGAGATGGCTTTGCTGAGTTTGTTGGCAGATACAGAAGAACTACCGATACTGATATTACTTTCGCTGATGATGGAACAGGGATTCCATACAAAAACTTAGAAGTTTTATACGGCTCTGAGCTGCTCTACAACGCAGTTACACTGTCACAAAAGAACGGCGTAACTGTTACCGCCGATGATTTAGAGTCACAGGACCAATACGGTATCTTGACCTATTCGGTCAGCGACCTGTTGATGGATGAACAGTCAGATGCAGTAAACCTAGCTACCTTCTTGGCGGCTAAATACAGCCAGCCAGAATACAGATTTGACAGAGTTACAGTGCAGCTAGACAAACTAGACCCTGCCGACAAGACAAAACTTTTAGAGGCGGATTTGGGAGATGCAGTATTCCTAAAGTTCACCCCTAATGGTATTGGCAATCCAATCGAACGGACTGCCGAAATAATCCGTATCTCGCACAATGTTGTTCCAGACAGTCACCAAATAACATTCGGTCTAGGAAGCCTAGAAGTCAGCCCATGGCGACTATCCGACATCATCTTTGGTAGACTGAGTGCGGGCAATTCACTGGCTTACTAGGAGTAATAATGGCAGGTTGGAAAGACTGGGCTGTAAATGAAATCGTCACTGCCGATGACTTCCAAAGCTATGTCCAAGACCAGGTAGTTCAGGTCTACGCTGGAACTGCTGCTCGCTCTACGGCTTTAGGCTCTGCTGTTGCAGAGGGCATGATTTCTTATCTTTCAGACACAAATACGCTTCAGTATTACAGCGGCAGTGCTTGGATAGATGTATCTAATCCTGGTGACATTACGGCTGTAACCGCTGGAACTGGACTAACTGGAGGCGGTTCTTCAGGAGCGGTAACTCTAGATGTAAACTATGCAGCCGTAGGCTCTGCTGTTTTAGCTTCGCCCAACATTACTGGAACTGCAACCATTGCGGCTGGAACGGTTACAGGAAACCTGGGCGTAGGCGGCACGGCTTTCCTTCCTGCCACTACTTCTATCGGCTCAGTAAGCTCTACAGAAATTGGTTATCTTGATGGTGTGACATCAGCTATTCAAACCCAGCTAAACGCAAAAGCTGATTTTACACAAACAGTATCATCTAAGACTGCCTCCTATACGGCTGTTGCTGGCGATGCTAATGATGTTATTTATGTATCTGGAACTGCCGCTATTACTATTACTGTCCCTGATGTGTTTGCTACTGGAGATCGTCTAGACATTTGGCGAAATGCTGGAGGAACTGTTACTATTGCTGCTGGAACTGGAGTTACAGATTGGGCTGGTGCTGGAACTGCTGGAACTGCTGTAACCTTCAAGATTGACCAAACCTACAATGCGGCAACAGTTCAAAAAGTAGCCGCTAATACTTATAGAGTAGTTGGAAAGATAAGTGCATAATGCCTATTCCACTGGGGATATTAGCTAATAGATTTTCGGTTATTTCTGGATTAGTTGTTGACTATTTAGTCGTTGCTGGTGGTGGGGGTGGCGCGGCTGGCGGTGGTGGTGCTGGCGGTTATCGTTCTTCTGTTGCAGGCGAAAATTCAGGGGGAGGAGCTTCTGCTGAAAGCCCCCTAAGTTTATCTGTCTCTACTAATTACACCGTAACCATTGGTGCTGGAAGTTCTGGGGGAAGCTGGACAACTAATAGATCTAATGGCTCTAATTCTGTATTTTCAACAATAACTTCTAATGGTGGTGGCGGTGGTGGCGGTAATTCAGTTGCACCTCCAACTGGAGGAGGATCTGGCGGTGGTGCATTAGTTCAATCCGCAGCAGGAACCACTATCAACGGTGCAAGTGGAACAACAAATCAGGGTTACGCTGGCGGTTCGGGAACTGACATTGGAGGAACTAATTATTTTGGTTCAGGTGGCGGCGGTGGCGCTTCGGCGGTAGGAACAGGAGGAACAACAAACGAAACCGCTGGTTCATCTATAGGTGGTAATGGTGGTAATGGTGTCGCTTCTTCTATAACTGGAACTTCCGTAACACGCGCAGGAGGTGGTGGAGGGTGTAATGAAGGCAATACTACTGGCGGATTGGGTGGTTCGGGTGGTGGCGGTAATGGTCGTATCGTATCTACGGCTGCCGTGAATGGAACCGTAAATACTGGTGGTGGCGGTGGCGGAACGCACGCAACGGGAAACGGCGGAAATGGCGGTTCGGGTGTCGTCATTATTAAATACCCAGATAGTTATTCACTAAATATTGGAGCTGGGTTGACCAGTTCAACTACTACAAGTAGCAATTACAAAATTACATCATTTACGGCTGGCAGTGATTCAATTAGTTTCTTGACTGGTGTATATGCGACAGGCGGCACTATAACGCAAGATTCAACTTATACCTATCACGCTTTTACATCATCTGGAACATTTACCCCGTCTGTTTCTTTATCTTGTGAAGTTTTGACTGTTGCTGGTGGTGGTGGCGGCGGCGGTAAAAATACTGGTGGAGGTGGAGGAGCAGGCGGCCTTGTTTATACATCATCCGCAAGTTTTGGCACAAGCGCTTACACGGTTACAGTTGGTGCGGGTGGTGCTAGAGCGGGCGATAATTTTGTTCAAGGATCTGACGGCACTAATTCAAATGTAACAGGAAGTGGTATTAGCTTAACTGCCGCTGTAGGCGGCGGTGGCGGTGGTTGCTCTAATGTTGGAGGAAATGCTCACTATGGCCGTAATGGAGGTTCTGGTGGTGGAGCAGGTAATGACAATGGCGGTATAGGAGGGACTGGAACATCAGGCCAAGGCAATAATGGTGGAACCAACAACTCTGGAAATTACCCAGGTGGAGGTGGTGGAGGTTTCAATGCCGCTGGCACAGGATCTGCCGCAAATCAAAATTCACGCGCTGGTGGAGGCGGAACCAATACTTATTCAACTTGGGCAACAGCTACCAATACTGGTGATTCAAATGGCTATTATGCTGGCGGTGCTGCTTCAGGTTGCAATGCCTCTGGTGGTGGAAGTTTTATTACTACTCGAACCGATGGCGGTGGCGGGGGAAGCTCCAACGATGTTGCCGCTGGTTTAAGTAAAACGGGTGGTGGCGGCGGTGGATTTAGCTACAATTCTGGAGCGGCAACTTATCCTGGTGGCAATGGCGGAGCAGGTGTCGTAATAATAAGATACTTGAAATAGATAGAATTAGAAAAAGGAAAAAAATGGCACATTACGCATTTTTAGATGAAAATAATATTGTTACTCAGGTTATTGTTGGTCGCAACGAATACGAAGTAGTAGATGGCATAAGCGATTGGGAAGCTTATTACGGCAATTTACATGGTCAGCGTTGCGTTCGGACTTCTTACAATGGCAATATTCGTAAAAACTATGCTGGTATTGGCTATACCTATGACAAAAATCGTGATGCTTTTATTCCACCTAAGCCATTCTCAAGCTGGGTGCTAAATGAAGATACTTGTCAATGGGAGGCTCCTATCCCTTATCCTGGGGATGCTGAAAACATTTATACCTGGAATGAACAAAACCAATCCTGGGAAATAATCCAGATTACAATTTAGGACAACTATGAGCGGCTATAGAACATGGACACCTGGCGAAATCCTAACTGCCAGCAATATGCAAGAATATTTGCAGAATCAAAGCGTCATGGTATTTGCGTCAAGTGCTGCCAGGGGAAGTGCAATTCTTAGCCCAGCTGAGGGAATGCTAACTTGGCTAGAAGATTCAAATAAATATCAATTTTATGATGGTTCAAGTTGGTCGGATCTAATTGCTGCAAGCTCTGTTTCGGTTAAAACAGCAGATTACACAGTTACGGCAAATGATGCGGATACGGTCCTTGTAACAAGCTCTACGGCTACGATAACAATCACAGTGCCAGATGTTTTGACTGTTGGCGAAGTAGTGCAAGTGATTCGTAATGGAGCAGGCTCAGCAGTTATTTCGGCTGGCACTGGAGTTACTTCGTGGGCAGGAATTGGAACCGCTGGAACTGCTTTAGATTTCTTTATTGATACTCAATACTCTGCCGCCGCGGTAATAAAAACAGCATCTAATGAATACAGAGTTATAGGTCGCATCGGCGTATGATTCCTTTAGAGGTTTTAGCTGTTGGTAATGGTGCTGAAGTTTCTGGTGGCACTCTATTTACATCCAACGGTTATAACTACAGACTTTTTACCACAACGGATACTTTAACAATTAGTAAAATTCCATTGCGTAGAGCTGAAATTCTAGTTGTAGCTGGCGGGGGTGGCGGCGGTGGCACTTATGGCGGTGGAGGCGGTGCTGGTGGTTTACAGCACTTCACAAACCAAACTCTATTCGGTTCATACACTGTAACTATTGGTGGTGGTGGCGCTGGTGGCACAAGTGGCGCACAGGGAACAAATGGTTCTAATTCTTCTGTTACTGGATTGACTGCATCTGTTGGTGGTGGAGGTGGTGGATACTCAAGCAATAATCCCAGTATTGCTGGTTCTAATGGATCTTCTGGAGGTTCTGGCGGTGGCGGTGGCGGCAATCAAGCCGTAGGACCTGCTGGAACAGGTGGCTCTAAAACAACAGGACAAGGCAATGACGGCGGTGATGGCGCATCAGCGGCTTCTGGTGGTCAAATACCCGCAGGAGGTGGAGGCGGAGGTGCTGGAACCGCTGGGGCTGATGGCGTGGGAAGTGAAAGAGGTGGAAATGGTGGCGATGGTAGTAATTCTTTTTCTGTTTGGGCAACAGTAACATCAACAGGTGAAAGCGGTTACTATGCTGCTGGTGGTGGTGGAATAGAATTTTTCTTTCAATCTGGTATTCAGTATGGAAAAGGTGGTTTAGGTGGTGGTGGGGACGCTGGAACACAAACAAAATTACCATTTGCAGATGCTACAAGTGGAGATGTCAATACTGGAGGCGGCGGCGGCGGCGCCAGGGCTGGTTCTAATGGCGGCAGCGGTGGTTCTGGCATTGTAATTTTGCGGTATCCCACCTATGCGGGACTATAGATAAAATAGAACCATGCCAGAAGAAACAAATGGCGTTCGCATAACGCAACGCGACATCTACGAAAAACTTATTGAAGTTCAGTCAGTTCAGATTGAGATAGTCGCAGACATCAAAAATCTCAAAGACTTACCCGCCCGCATGAATCGAGTAGAGCAGAAACTTGCTCGCATGGAGTGGATTGAGAAGCTTGTCTTTACTGCTCTGGGTTCTGGCATCACAGGATTCATAGCTGCTATCTGGGCCATTCTGCGATGAGACATCCATTTTCTAAAAAGACAATTACCTCCCGATTTGGTGCAATCAAAGGCCGTGTAATTCCGCACCGTGGACTGGACTACGCACCAAAAGAAGGCACACGCATTCCTGCTGTTAGCGGTGGAACCGTGCAAGTTGTCAAGTGGTCAAGCATTCTCGGTTGGATCCTGGTGCAGACTGCATGGGATTCAATCAATGACAAAGTTGTTTACATTGGCTACTGCCACTTGCAGGAACAGCCAAAACTAAAACCAGGAACCGTTATTACTCAGAGCCAGACAGTCGGCAAAGTAGGCAACACGGGGTCAGCTTCCAAGGGCGCTCATCTTCATCTAACAATTGGCCCAAGGGTCACATCGGTAACATTCGGCACTGTCTTTGACCCTGAAAAGTTCATTGACGAGAGACTCGATGCCTAGCTGGAAGCACCGCCGCAGGCTGATCTACATGAGCTTTGCTCTATCTGCCCTAATGATTCTCTTTGGTGCAGCTACCTACGCCTCTGACAGTTCGGTCAGCAGGGAACTAATAATCGGCGGTGTCGCCTTGATAAGCATTATCCTGACCGCTTATACTGCATTTGCTACATACGAAGATGTAAAGACAAGGAAAAGGGACAATGAAGATTTTTAGTTTGGAATTCTGGAGCTACGCTGGCGAGCGCGCCATCAAGACAGTAGCTCAGTCCGCAATCGCCGTTCTCGGAACTGGCTCAATCGGACTCTTTGCAATTGACTGGGCTGGCCTGGCATCGGTATCACTAGGTGCTGGACTGCTGTCTATCCTGACTTCAGTTGCTTTCAAAAAAGACTAGGTTTGTTATCTACAGGTGCGACAACGGCCATGCGCTGTTGTTAGGCCACCTTGTAAACAATCGCGGTCTGAACATCTCCCCGTCTCCAGTCGTATGTTCGTCCTGCACGAGTAGCTTTAGCCACTGTGATTTTCCCGCC